TGATCGCTTCCGTCAGGCTCTTTTGCGTCTGGGTCTGGATGCACCGAGAACGGAGACCGGAACCGCTCGAACCGCGGCACCTGGTCAAACGAATCTTCTCGGTCGTACTCCGTGCGAATACGGAAATACCCGAAACCGCAGGCGGCCGCATGAAATCCAGCCGTGTCGTAGCAGGCATCCGCGCCACTCTCATACTCGACGTGCCGAATCAACCCCTGCAGCACGTCGGCCGTCTTGATGTCCGCGCCATCATCGACCGGATGAACCTTGATGCCGAGCTTGTTCTGTCGCTGGTCGTTCGTTACCGTGTGCAAAAACGCGGGCAATTTGTTGATCGTGATGCACGGACGGCGCTCGATTGCGCGCTGCTGCGCAGCGTCTGCGGGCCAGTGATTGCCCGCCAGCTTCTGAAAATCGTCTCGCGCCTCCTTGAGATTGTCCGCCTCGAACGCCAAGCAGCGGGCGTACCGAGCGTTGGCCTCGGCGATGATGTCGTCGTCGGCTTTGCTTTTCTGCTTCATGCTGCCTCAGTGTTTGATCAGCGGATGTTGCGGCTTGCGGAGCATGACCACAACCGGATCGCCCTGGATGCGCTCGAATCCGTGTGTTGCGTACCAACGCTCAAGGCGCGCCGTTTCGGCCTCGTCGCTGCCGTCAGGCATCAGGAACAGCGCATTTCCTGCGATGTCAGCATCAGCGCACAGCTTGCGCAGCAACGCATTTCCGAGGCCAGCTTTGCGGTTGTTCTCGGGCACGTAGACGCTGCGCACTTCGAGCACCTTTGACCGGATGCGCGGCGGCATGGCCAGGCTCTCGGCGACGATCGCACTTGCCGAGCCTGATCGAACCTCTCTCACGTTTAGCCCATCCATCCGCCGCCCCCGTAGCTTTGCTCGTCTTGCTTGTCGGTTGGCTTGCAGCGCGCCAGGTCGCGCCCGGTTCGCACGAGATACCGAGAGGCGTCCATCAAGTGATCGTGCTTTTTCACCACGCGCCCCTTGTCGTCTCGCCTATAAATCCGGTACTCGTTGATCCAGTCCTGGCAGCTCGCAAACACCTTGAGTTTTCCGGCAGAGAGAAGCGTCCACGTGTCGTAGATGCCTGACTCGACCGCGTTATCCGCTGGAGCCAGATCAAGCCCCATGCCGCAGTACAAATCCATGAGCTGCTGGCCGTCGTTCTGCGATCGGCCGCGGCTCGCGGGATCAATCGCGCCTGGAATCCACTCGCCGCGGTTTTTGATCGCCTGCGCATGCACGATCGGCTCTGCCTCGCCGCGGTAGTGCTGCGAGTAGAGGTACGTCGTGCCCGTCTCTCGATCGACAGCGCCCCAAATTGCCGCGGTGCGATTCCACCCCACATCGAGCCCGTAGCATCGCGGCCAGTGCTCCGCAAGCGCGAAATCCGGAACCACGATGTCGGACTCTGGCACCGGGTAAATCGCCCCGCTACCGAGCGCCGGAACGCCCCTGGTGCGGGCGTCGCGCTGAAACGGCATGTATGAAGCAAACAGCATTTCTTTGGTGCGTTCGTCGAGGTGCGGCACATCATCCCACGTCGCCATGACCACGAATCGGCCGCTTTTCTCGTCCGCCTGCTCTCGGATGTCTCCTCCCGGCAGGAACATCATCACCACGTCCGACAGCCCCGACAGCGGAGTGAAGGTCAGCAGAAGCAGGCCTCCAGTCGTCATCGTCCTAGTCAGGCACTCCTCATAGACGTCAGGCGGAGGCTCTTCGTCCAACCAAACAAAATCCTGTTCCGTGCCCTGAAAAGAGACTCGACCCTGGTCAAAACTCTTGAACCCGAGGCGAGAAATCTTTCCGCTCGCGTGCTTGACCTCGACCAGCTCGACGCCATCAGGCACGCCAGGCTGCGGCACGATGCGCACAATCTGGCGCCCTGGAATCATGCCAGTGCCGCGCGCAGACTTCGGCCCGAGCAGCTTTTCTACGAGGATGTCGCGAACCGTCTGACGCGTGTCGCCTGCCGCCCATCCGCGCGTTTGGCGCGTGAATCGCTTGCCAGGCCACCAGCCCGGATAATTGCCGGTGAGGTGCAGCGAGACCTCGTAAGCGCCGACTCCCTCGGTTTTTCCGACTCGGTTCGCGGCCATCATCATCCGCTGCGGGTATCGCGCGCCGGCAGCGAAAAAAGCAAGGTGCTTCTGGTAAAGCTCGCGCCGCAAAGGCCCGTCTTCCGGGTAGAAGCTCAACCACTTGAGCAGGGACCGGCGCCGCTCCTGCTCAGTCAGTAGCGCGAGCAGTTCCCGCTTTTCGTGCAAGCTCAGCGATGCGCCCATCAAGCTCCTCGTCCGGCACTTGCTCGATTTCCATCTTAACGACGCTCGTCTCTCGCCATCCGGCGCGCGTCTTAAGCCAGAATATGCATGACGTCGTGTCGCCCTTTATCGCCTTATTGAAGAGCGTATTTGCTACTCTGGCGTTGGCTTTCGTCGTTCCAGTTTCAAGTTCCGCTGAGAAATACTTTCGCAGCGTGCCCTCTGAAATTGGCTTTCCGTTGCTTCCAGGTATCAGCCCGACAATCTGCGCCGCTGGAATCCCAAACGCCGATAGCTGCTCAACGTAGAGGCGGTTTTGGTCTGTCGGCTTGAATGTTGGCCTTGCCATATTTCAGTACCAGAGCAAACGAGTCGGCGTCGGGAGGCGTCCTACTGGCACTGCGCGCACTCGTCGAAAGTTCGCCCGTCAGACTCAAGCGTTGCCGGCTTCCCGGTGAAGTCTTGCCAGCGCTTCACGGCCATGTCGACGTATGCCGGATTAAGCTCAATGGCATGACAGCATCGCCCTGTTGTTTCTGCGGCGATGATCGTCGTTCCATATCCAGAGAAAGGCTCATAGACCGCCTGGCCTACGCTGCTATTGTTTTCGATTGGTCGGCGCATGCACTCGACTGGCTTCTGCGTGCTGTGGCCCGTCTCGCTTTTGACTGGATTGTCGATTTTCCAGAGTGTCGATTGCGTTCTGTCGCCGTTCCAATGACCGGTCGCCCCCGCTTTTTTTCGGACGGCATACCAGCACGGCTCATGGCCACGGTGGTAATGCCCGCGGCTGATTACAAAATTACTCTTGGCCCAAATAATCTGCGCTCGAATATCAAAACCGGACGCCTGTAGAGACTCGCATACAACTGCAGAAAGCGCCCCAGGGGCGTGCCACACATAGGCGACATCTCCAGGAAACAGCGCCCACGCCTCGCGCCAATCGGCATTATTGTCATTCATGACTTTGCCGACGGCTCTCCCACCAATGGGAGAGCCGTCGGCTCGGAATGCTTTGTTCCTCCAGTCAGCGTCGTACTCCACGCCATACGGCGGGTCCGTGACCATCAAATGCGGAACGACTCCATTCAAAGCCTTTTCGACAACGAGCGGGTCAGTAGAGTCGCCGCAAACAATGCGGTGCTTTCCCATCAACCACACGTCGCCAAGCCTTGTCACGGGATCAACAGGAGGCTCTGAAACCTCATCCTCGTCCGTCAGGCCAGGCTGAATTCCTCCATCATTCAGGCCAAGCAATTCCTCGTCGGAGAACCCGGTCAGCAGCGTGTCGAAGCCCATCGCGGCAAGCTCGCCAAGCTCAAGGCGCAGCATTTCGCCGTCCCATCCGGCATTCATCGCAAGCTTGTTGTCCGCCAGGATATAGGCGCGCTTCTGAATTTCAGACAGGCTGGAAAGCTCAATGCACGGAACTTCTGTCATGTTTAACTTGCGAGCGGCAAGCAGTCGGCCATGCCCGGCGATGATGCCGCTCTCGCCGTCGACAAGAATCGGATTTGTCCATCCGAATTCACGGATGCTGGCGGCGATCTGCGCCACTTGCGCATCGCTGTGGGTGCGGGCGTTCCTTGCGTACGGGATCAGCGAATCAACGCTACGCATGCCAACAACGACGTCTCGCATTCCAGCCTTTTCTAGACAGCAAAAACCATCCGTGAACGAAAAAAGCCAGCATCTCTGCTGGCTCTCTTTGGGCGCACCTCTGCCCCGACGTGCGGATTCTGCGACAGCCTCGGGCCATTGTCAAGCGCCTGATGGTTGTCAAAATTCTTCTTGACGGCTTTTCCGTTCACGACACCAGCAGCCGCTTATCCAGAAACGCCACCAGCAGCGCCTCGTGAGCCGCGCACAGCGCCTGATCGTAATCGCGCATGCGATAGACCGCCGACAGATACCGTCTATGGATAGCCGCCCTCTGTGCAGGCACCTTCAAACTGTCTATGCACGCATCCACGATTCTGCACCGCTCCCGGTCATCCGCTTCCTTGTTCTGCTCTCCTGATTCCGCAGTAACCGCCGATCCGCCAAGGTCGAACCCCAACGACCGGCGAGGCGCTCCGAGGAATACAGAATAAGCCTGCTGCCACCTGGCCCAATCTTCCAGAATGCTCACAACCTTGTCGACCCGATCCCGCTTCGCGTCGTCAAATCCTTGGCCTTGTACTTCCGACACCGCCGCGCTTTCGGCCTTCCGTCGTCGCAGATTTCGTGCTCCGCACCAAAGGCCATTATCGTCTCGATTGACTGGCATCCCTTGCATGTCTGTTCCTCTCGCCTGATGGCAACCGCTTCCGGGTCGCCGTATTCCCGCCGCTCAAAATCGCGCAACACCGCTCCCCTGCAAAAACTCGATTTCGTCTTCCGTGAGCTGCAAATACTCGGCCGCCAATTTCTCGGACACCTGCCGCGAGATGTGCTCGCCGGACTCGAATTCGATGATTGCGGCGCGCTCCTCGAATTCCTCGACTCTATCTGGCGTCATGTCCTAATCTCCTGCGCTCTCGCCGCAACGAACCCGGCAACCGCCCTCAAATTCTCTGCCCTCATCATGTCGACCGATGCGCATGGCGCGTAATCGGCCCACTCGAGCAGCCCGCATCCGACGCCAATCAGCTCGCCAGCCAGGTGCATCGCCCTGTCTGACTCGGCCATGTTGGCGCGCAACATGAGAGCGGCGACCCGGGCGCTTCTTGACAGCGCCACGAGGTGCGGCTTTTCTGGCGTGCGAGACGATCGAGCCCGGATGACGTCGGACGCCGCGCGCATCTCGTCCGCCACTTGGTCGAGTTTTTCAGCGATCGCCGCATGCGCCCGGGTCGTCATGTCAGTTTGCCAGGAGCGATTCTCGCGTGCGTCCGGCCGCTTCTTGCGCGATGACCCAAGCCGGCGTTTTCCCGCGCCCTGTCCAGGCTTCACCGTTCGGCCCGCGGTACTTGACCGGCACTTTGTACTTCGTATTCTTTGCCGGGGCGCCGAATCCGCAATCGACAGCCGACAGCCCGTACTCGCCGACCATCCGCTTGACCTCAGCGACAGCCGCCGACACTTCCGCCTTACGCGCCTCTTCGATCTTCGCGTCAATCTCTTTTTTCTGTGCTACCAGTTCATGATATGTCGCCATTTTCAATGCTCCTTTTTGCTGTTATCGCGGGATCGCCGCGCCGATTTTCCATTGCTCTGATACGGCCGCCGCCAGTTCTCGCGCCGCTTTCTCGCCCCTCGCCCGGCTCACCCTGGCGTAGTAATCCTTCCTCGCCGCCCGATGCCAGCGCATCACCGTTCGCGCCTCGCACGCCGCTCTATGCTGCTCGCTATGCGTACAGTCCGGGTTGTCGCATGGGGCGGCGCCGCACATCGCGCTTAGAACGTCGTCGGCTTGGCGACTGCGCGCGTTAGCGCCATAAGACCAGTCTGCAAGTCGGTCGCTCCAATGCTTGCCCACCGGCTGTCAATTCCCGCTGTGTTGCGCAGCTTGTTGACGAGTTCGCCAAGCTCAACGCCACGCGCTTTGATTTCGTTCATAAGCGCAGCCTCCGCTTCGTTCAGCTGGCGATAGCCTGTGATTTTTGGTTGTATGAAAGTTTCCATTTTTTATGCTCCGTTTAATTCCACGATCGCGTGGCCGTTTTTGAAATCAAGACATCACCCCAATCGCCGCAAGCCGGGCACTAATGGCGCACCGCTGGCAGCCTTCCGGCAGCGACTGCTCGCATCGCGTGCTCTTGAGCAACTCCAGCGCGATTGCTGCGAGTTCGTCCAGCCGGTCTGCAGCCTCAGCAATCGCCGCTTTTGCGATTCCGTCGCCGCTTTGAATCTCGACGGCCAGAATTCGGAGCGCCTTGACAAGCGTTTCCGTGTCGGTTTTTTTCATGCCGCCCTCTCCGAATTAACCCGCGAATACCAAGCAGGCCGAACGAACTTCTGCGCCGCGAATGACCACACGTATTCGAGCTGCAAATCCGCCGAGCAAACTCCGTCTGCGACGTGCTTCTCGACGATTTCCCGGAAGCGCGGATCGATCTTTGATTCCTTGACGATCAAATCCCAAGCGTTCTGAGACTGCGGTTGCCTTGCCCAAAGCAGCGGGTCGAGGCTCTCGTTGTTTCCGATCTGGCCGCTCACTCCGCCGCC